AAAGATTTCTCTTGACTTTTAGATAAAAAAGTGTTATATTATATATGTGAATAGTCATTATTAAATTTAACACATGAAATTGATACTTCAAATAAAACTCTTGCCCACCAAAGAACAAAAGCAATCTCTTTTGGATACTATTAAGATTTCCAATTTGGCTTGCAATAAGATTTCTGAAATTGCTTGGGATAATCAAGAGTTTAATCAATATCGCCTTCACCATATTGTTTACCACCCAATTAAGAGTTCTTTTAATCTTACCGCTCAAGTGGTTGTACGGATTATTGCTAAAGTTATTGATTCTTACAAACTTGATAGAATAACCAAACGCTTTTTTAAACCATTTGGTGCAATTACTTATGACACCCGGATTCTTTCTTATAGCAATAAATCTCAAGAAGTTTCTATCTGGTCTGTTAATGGCAGATTGAAAATTCCATTTGTTTGTCATCGTCCAGACTGGATTCCTTTTATTAAAGGTGAAGCAGATTTGGTTACTCGAAAAGGAAAGTTTTTCCTTTTGCAAACCGTAGAAGTGCCTGAAAATGATATTAAAGATGTTAAAGAGTTTCTTGGAGTTGATTTTGGTATAACGAACATTGTTACTACTTCGGATGGTATTAATTTTAGTTCTGATAATCTTAATAAAGTTAGAGATAAATATTTTAAAGTGCGTAAATCCGTTCAAATCAAGGGCACACAAGGGAGTAGAAAACTTCTGAAACGGCTTAAGGGTAGAGAACAGAGATTCGCCACTATTACCAACCATACAATCGCAAAGAAGATTGTAAAGACCGCGAAAGATTCCAATAGAGGAATAGCCATTGAGAATCTGACCCATATTATAGAGAGAACTACAGTTAGGAAAAGCCAAAGAAGAAAACATCATTCTTGGGCTTTTGCACAACTTCGTTCCTTTCTGGAATATAAGGCTAAGCTTGCTGGTGTTCTTCTTGTTGCAGTCAATCCTGCTTATACGAGCAAAGTTTGTAATGTATGCAAACATATTGGTAATAGAAATGGCAAGTGCTTTGAATGTCCAAACTGTGGCAATATTGACGATGCCGACATTAATGCGGCGAAGAATATTGCTCAGCTGGGGGCGTTTATAAACCGTCCTGAAAAGTTGTGTATGTCTGATTCTTTCTCTCATGCACTCCTTAATACTTCGTTGCTTGCGGCGAAGTAGTTTATTGTAAGTTTATTGTAAAGTTCAGAAGGCGCCCAAGCTCTTGAGAATTTCTCACATTTTAAAGAGTTCTTTGAAATCACAGCACGGAAGTAACGAGTAGAAGTTGCTTTTTAAACACACCATTTGAACTAACTATATGTCTTCTACAATTCGTTTTTCCGTGTTGTGCTATATCCAAATTTCAACACCGGCGCAACTCTCCCCTAAGTTTAAATCCTTGATTTGTAAGAAAATTCATTCTTTTTAGAAAATCTTCTATAAACCACCACACCCATTCTCGCGCGCCCGCGCGAGAATATAAGTATATATAATATATTATAAATATACGCTAGTATATTTATTAATATTTATATATACTAGGTACCTAGATAATATTTAATATATTATATCCTAGATATCTAGTATATAATTATATATTTTATATATAATATATCCTAGACGCGCGCCCGCGCGAACCGCGCCCGCCCACACCCGCGTACGAGAAATAGACGGGAAATAAAAATATTTTAAATATTTTAAAGATTTCTCTTGACTTTTGTAAAAAAATGTTGTATATTATAGCAGTTCAAATGGTTTAAAATTTCTTGAGGTTATTTTGGTTAAAAATTCAAATGGAAAACATACTGCTACATGAGGTTGATTTAATAGCGATACACGATTGCTATGAAGATTATATAAACAATCATCCAGAAGATTTGATTTCATTTGAAGAGTTTAAAACAAGATTAGTTGATAGTGTTAGAGACAAGGAGATTCAAAATGATAACTAAAATTGTTACTGACGAAAACGGAAAGAAAACGGAGTATATCATAAAGGACGAGCCTAAAGTAAAAGAGGAAATTGATAAGTTGTTTTCTTCGATTCACTCTGAGATGGATAAAGCTATGAAGTTCTTTGATGAGATTAAATTTCCCGAACTCAACTTTCCTAAGTTTTCTTTTCCAGAAGTCAATAGTATCTTTGAGAAGTTCTTTAAGGAGCCTAAGAAAGTTAAAAGTTTAAAATCTAAGTCCAAGTAATGGGAAGACCTTTTAAAGATAGTTTAGCAGACAAACGGGTAGAAAACATTATTGTTGTCAATAGTAATGAGATTTATTGGGGCAATGAAGATGGTTCAAGAGGTATTAGAATCTGTGGTGCAGTTAAATCAGACGGTCGCAGATGCCTTGCTGCTGCTGGTTTAGGTACAGACCATTTGGGTATAGGCTATTGTGTTGCCCACGATAAGTTCCGTGGTGCTAAGAATTGGCTTAAACTTACTACCGATATGGCTAAAAAGACTTCTTTTGGGCAGATGCTCGAAAATTGCATTGATCAAGAAGTTAAGATTGGTGAAGTACAGGATGAGATTCGTTTTGGTCAAGCCTTTATTTTGTATTATGTATCAGAAGTTCTTAGAAGAGGGGACGATTTTACAAAAGACGATATTAAGTTTCTAAAGGAACTTAATTTAGACATGATTAGGAGTAAGGAATCTGCTGCACGGATTAAAGGAAGCATGAAATTGGATGCTTTGACTGTTAAACAGTTTGTAGACCAACTACTCCCATTTCTCCTAAACAGATTAGTTAAATTAATAGGGCGAGAGGAAGCCTTTACTTTAGTTCAGGATATGAACGAGGAGGTCTTCGTACCCATGACTGCACAGTCACTTATAAGTGGGGACATGGAGCCGTTTAAGCAGATTCCTAATTCCATTGTAAATGCAGAATTAGGTGGTGTTAAAACTTGACAACAGCAGTAGATAGACGTGAGGATTTATCATTTCTTGCATCTTATTCGAGAAAATGGATAGATAATCAGTTAAACAAAGAGTATAGTGGTGCAAGATTCTTTTGGAACAAGAGACGTGCAGAAGAATTTGCAAGAACACCTATTGAAACCCTGTTGTTTGATAAGTATTTTTTGGATGCGAAGAGGTGGATGTATCCCGGAGTAGCAGAGACTATCCTCGACATCTACGAACAAAGAAAGCATAGAAATATACGGGTGGTTTGTATATTGGGAGGCTTTGGTACGGGGAAGTCTGGTGGTATAGGAGCGGCTCTTAATTGGTTGCAGTGGTTTGAGTTTTCATGTAAATTTGATCCAACATCGGAAAGAGCATGTCCTCAAGAGTTTTATGGTCTAAAACCCACCTCTATTGTTGCTTTCATTGCTCTTTCCAAAACTCGGGATAAATCTGAGAAGATTACCTTCTCTGAAATGAAACCTGCTTTTGAGTCCCAGTTCAACAAAGACTACTTTCCAATAAATCCCAATGTCAAAAGTGTGGTGGAGATTACTGCAAATAATACTTTAGTCTTTCCTAATACTGCTACCGAGGCCGCTAATGCAGGATGGTCTGTGTACTCCTTTGTTATGGACGAGATTTCTTTCTTGGAATTGATAGATAATAGTTCAAGAAATCGTGGAAGTACAAGAGATGTGTATGACCAAGCTCAAGAAGCCTATGCTTCAGCTGATGGTCGTAGGTTTTCTCGTTTTAAGAGAGATGGAATGGGAATTTTGTTATCCTCCTTGAATTATAGTGAAGATTTTCTAATGACTAAGATTAGGAATGCCTATAATGGGGATATTTCTGAATCCGAGACCTATTTTAAGGTATTTTTACCTTGGAAAGTCAATCCTGAGAAGTTTGGGGGTAAGAAATACTTCTATTTTGATACAAATAAATTTGAAATTATAAAAAATGACAAGGAAGTTGCTGCTTTAGACAAATATTATATAGAGGTTCCCATAGAAAAAGTGATTTTTGGTGAAAATTCAGATGATCCGAATGATGAATTATTAAGAAAAGTTCGTTCCGGTCAACTTAAAGTGTAAGAAAGGTTAATTTATGAAGATTAGTGTTGGAAATAGTGAAAAACTCTACAAATGTCCTAAACATGGTGAGTTGGATGGTAGTTTTGTAGTAAATTTTCAGTTTAAGGATAAAAATGGTAGGAAAATAGACCATTCCTATTGCCTATATTGTGTTGAAAACTTTTTATTTAATGAAATTTTTCTGTTAGAAAGTAAGGAAGAGTCTTGAAAGTCAATCCTATTGAGGTTTTAATGGTTACCGATGCTCTAATATCACTTGGTGGCATAGGGACCTCTTCTAATATCAGAAAACAGTGTCAATCTGTTAAAAAAGTGCGAACTATTCTAAGAGCTCTGGAAAGAAGCGGTAAAGTAAAGACTGATCGACCCCTTTACCCCCCTTCTTTAGAACTTAGATGGGAGATTGTTCCTTTGTTGCAGGAAGAATAATTAGTAAATGCCAATAGTACGAATTCCTTCTGATGAATATGAGCATAGATTCGAGAAAGATCCTTACGAAACAGCGAGGAACTTT